TTCTGATTTTCTATTTTTCATATCTTGAAGAGAGAACCAGTCAATTTCTATTTTTTCGAATAGTTTTGAATCATTTAATAAATCTTTATCCATTCTATTCCATAGAAATTTATGATTTTGATTATAATATTTTGGTAGGTTCTCATCATATTCCATAAAAAACATATGAACATTGTAATCATTATGCGTTATTTTATATATTCCCCCACCTTTTTGAATTAACTTTTTAATTTGCTTTTTGTCACCTAAAAACCCCGTTAATTCCTCACTACCTTCTCTAAGTGCAGCAGTGAATGGTGTTTCTCCTTTATCCATTCTACCACCAAAATCTGACCATCCTTTGGAACTATCTTCCATAGGGTTCTCTTTTCCAAATAAAAAATAAAGTTTATTATTATGAATTGTTACGGGTAAAATACTTCCTGCTACCATACTTATATTTTATATAGATATTATATTCTTATCAACTTAATATCCGTATTTTCTTTGTATTCGAATTCCTTTAGTTTTTCCTCAATTGGTAATGTTACTTTCTCTTCTTCGATTGGTATTTCCCTTATATTATTGTAAAATTCAATCACTGCTGGATTCGACCTGATCTTTTCTGGTTGAAATGCTGACAAATATAGCCCGTCTAATGACTGAATCCTTGATAATGCTACATATGTTTGACCATATTCGAAAATGCTTGATCCAATATCTATTTCTGCCATATTAAGCGTAGCTCCCTGAATCTTATGAATAGTTAATGCCCATGCTAAGCAAAGCGGATATTGACCTACTGCTAAAATAGGATAATCTTCTGATTGCCAAAAATGAGGGGAAATTGCTTTAATAAGTCCATTAGAGAACTTTACAATTGGCATAACAATCGAATTTTTTTCGACTATATCTATAACGATTCCTTGAGAACCATTACAAATACCATTATCCATATCCAGATTAATTGTACACATTACTGCAGCACCCTTTTTAAGTCGAAGGGTTTTATTACATTGCGAATTATTGATAATATTTTCTAGTTCCATCTCCTTATCTACCATAGAAATTCCATTACATCTTGAAATTAATTCAGGCGGAATAATTTTACCCGATTCTAAATAGGTTAGACAATCCATTTTAAGTACATAACTCAATACATGTTCCTTTTCTTGAAGTTTGGCAAACATCTGGTTATTTACATAATCTACCTTTGAACGAATCGCAAACAGTTTGGTCGGAATACATCCATTATTTTTTTCCAAATCATAACTTCGATTTAAATACTGTTTTAAAATATTCTTACTTTCTTCATCTATTTGACCCCTTCTAACTTGCATAAGCACATTTTTATAGATTGGATCTTTCTGTCTAAAAATTGTCTTTAATTCTATATGATTTTCCATTTTAAAAACAGAGTTCCAAACATTTGATTCAAAACAAAATCGCTCAGTATCTGGTTCTCCATCACTTCCTATAGGTGGTAGTTGATAAAAATCTCCAACGAATATTACCTGAATTCCTCCAAATGGCAAATTAGATTTACGAATTGTACGGCCTATTTCTTCTATGATTTCAAATATTTTCTTAGAAAGCATACTTATTTCATCTAAAATAAGAACCTTTGCTGATCTCCATGCCTTTGCCGCATGTTTGTTTTTAATTACCGATTCTATTATTTTATTATTTTGTCCCTTGCATAATTTAATTCCGCTCCATGAATGCAGTGTTCTGGCTTTACATTGAAGTAAAACCGCAGCGCAACCAGTCATTGCACATACTTGCACTGCTTTATTTATAGATAATGAATAATCAACTAAATATTTAATAAGTCTGGTTTTGCCTGTACCACCAGGACCTGTAATGAAAAGGTTCTCTCCATCTCTAAATTTTTTGTAAGCATAATTCTGTTCTTTTGATAAAGAACTTGTATCAAGTGTTACCTCCTCTGGTCCAAATATTTTTCTTGTATCACTCATTCTGTTAGTTTAATAATTATCAGTTGTTAATTATTAAAATCAATTTTTTTTAAGCGTTTATTCGTGTTCTAAACAAAGGCAAAATGAAAAATCTAGACCATTTAGGTTAACTAAATTACCATATTCGTCTAATAATTGTACGTTTAATTTGAGAAAATCTATTTTTCCAGTATAACTTCTTTGGTCGCTTACCAATAATCCGTTGAATAAATTCGCGCATAATATGGAGTTGCGAAATCCATTCTCATTGTAATTAAAATTTATTGATCCACTTTGTGTATTAGTGCTTATTGAACCTGAAATACTATTAAATGGTTGCATAACATATGATGGAGTACTAAGACTAATTCTGGCAATAATATTTTTATTAATAATTGAGTTATAAAGTGGTGATACAAATGAATATTGATTTCCTTTATTATATTCATCTATAGCTAAGTACAGATATCTAGGACCTGTTAAATCTACTATTGATTCCGAACTTAATGCATTATACATGTTGTAATCATTTATCAAATTATCTGCTGGTCTACTAGTTACATAAATTGTATAACTTGTATTTCTGAAACCTAAAATCCACCCTAATTTTGATTTAAAATTGTTTTTATCAGGTTCTCCCTTTAAATTTACGTCAAACCGTATCGTAAAATTATTAAACAATAATGTAATGCGATTACCATTTTTGTACGTAACATAAAAGGAAGATATGGAATTGTTTATTTGAAAATAGGTAGGATAAACCGGAGGATTTGAGTTATTATCGTGATAAAGTTGGACTGTTGGAAAATTGGCAACAAGAGTTGTGTTTATAGCATTATTTATGGCAACTTGTATTGAATTAATAGAATAATACCCATCTGGTATGGTAATCATCATATTTGTGTATTTTACATGATAAATGTCTGAGTTATCAGTATGAGTTAATAAAAAATAATTATTACCAAGTGAAGCAGATATATTGAAAAAACTCATTGGTAATTCTACTGCATTTACAGTTAATGATTTGACATCAGTTATACGTTGAGGTAATGTTATATTATAGTTTACAGTAGATTGATAATTATATTCATCTCTAAATCTAGTATCTATATTTACGTATTTTGTTTTATTAGATTTTGAAACATTTGTCATAACCATATGAGAACCATATTGATTTGTTTTTGGTTCTAAAAAAAGCTCATTCGTATTTGTGTATTGGCTCATTTCTATAATATACTTTTATATATATTATTGAATAAAATAACCCGTTTATTAGAAATCATATGATTTTATATTACTAACGGGTGTTCCGCTATTACCGTATGAATCAACAATATTTTGCTGTGTCAGGTCTGGAGATGATACTGCCAATTGATTTGTTGGATTTACAACTGGTACAGGTACAGTCACTGGTACAGGTACTTGTGCAGGTGCAGGTACTGGTACTTGTGCAGGTGCAGGTATTGTTACAGGTACAGATGTACTATTTAGTGGTATTGCTACTGGCTTAGCATTGTCCATTCCTTCGTATGATTTAATATAACATCCAAAGATTAAAACGAATAATATTATAATTGAAAGTACCCCTATACTTTTTAACAAAGGACTCATTATAAAATATAATCATACATTATTTATCACAACTTGAACAATTACTACTATTTGGTATTCTAGCAATCATCCCATATCGAAACGACGCAGATATAGAATTAAATATTTGCCGTTTTTCATTATTGGTTTGACTATTATTTTTTTCTATATTTATTTGTGGTTCTACTTTTGGCATAAAAGTAGGCTGTTTTTGATTTATTCTAAACATCATTTTCATTTTGAAAAATTGATTTTTTATTTACCTGAAATATATAATAACAGTACTAAATAAAAAATGACCACTTATCAATGTAAATATTGCTCTCGTGATTACAAAGTAAAATTTAATTGCGATCGTCACTCTCAAACTTGTGAATTCCTCAGCAAAACCAGAAAAGAACAGGATAACGACCTGGATTCTTTTGAAAAGTTACCAAGTCAGAGAGAAATGTTCTCATTGATTCAAGAATTATCTATAAGAATTAATAAACTTGAAAAAGAAAATGCAAAACTTAAAAATTCAGTAAAAATAAGGGAGAAACGTGATTTTAATGACATCTTAAATGAAACACAGAGACCACAAATTTTGTTAGATGACTGGATTACTACACTGTTAGATTCAGTAGAACAAAAACTAGAAATTGTTTACAAAAATGATTTACATACTGGAATAATATCACTATTTGAAGATATAATTGACGAAATTCCATTGCGTGCTTATGATGTAAAACACAATATGTTTTATCATTATGATAAAGATACGGTTTCTTGGCAAGTATTTTCAAAAACAGATTTTAATAAAATGCTAGCCCGTATTTCTCATCGTTTTCTAGTAGAATTTAATAGATGTTGGTGTATTGTAAATAAGGAAAAAATAGAGAAGAGTGAGGATTTTCAGAAAATATACATGGATTATTACTTAAAAATCCTTGGTGGAAATAAGTTATCAGATGAAATTCGATTTAAAAAAATACGACATACTGTTTATTCTATGATTAAAAAGAATATTCGCTCTATTTGTAACGATGTAGAATTATAATTATTATGTAGATACTGAAAAATTGATTTTGATTTTTTTTATCAAGTATTATTTAAAAGGAACAATGACGGATCAACCAGGAAACCCACATTATTTGGCTACTATCAATGCCCATCCTAGGGATAAATTTATTACCTTTGAGGAAGGTCCACATATATATACTGTATGTGGAGAGCGGGGTACATATACTTCCGTAACTACTTTTAATCATAGTCATTTTCGCCATTTTGATCCGGATTCTGTAATTGATAACATGTTGCGTGGTAAGCGAATGAAGGATCCTACTTATAAATATTACGGTATGGATAAGGAAACAATTAAGGCGGATTGGAATAAGAATGGACAGGAAGCTTCAAGTGCAGGAACTAAAATGCATTATGATATTGAATGTTATTTTAACGGAATGTCTGTAAATAACGATAGTATCGAATTTCAATATTTTAAGAATTTTCTGGTTGATTTTCCGGAACTTACACCATACCGTACTGAATGGATGGTATATTATGAAGAACTTAAGCTATCTGGTTCTATTGATATGATTTTTGAAAATCCTGATGGTACCCTTCAAATTTATGACTGGAAGAGATGTAAGGATATTAAACACGAAGCTGAATTTGACAAATACTCTTTAACTCCCTGTATTTCGCATCTTCCTGACGTAAACTTCTGGCATTATGCCCTACAATTAAATATGTACAAAATGATTTTGGAGCATAAATATGGTAAGAAGGTAACTGATTTGTATCTAATATGCATTCATCCAGATAATGTTTATAAAAATTACCAACGGATAAATGTACCTATTTTGACAGATGAAATAAACGATTTGCTAGAACTACGAAAGAATCAAATTAAAAATTAACAAAAAAAAGGCATAGAAGCATTTATATTATTCAGTACAATGAATAATAAAATTACTATTAAACAAAAAAATCCATCAAATCCGATTATTTATT